ATTGCACCAACATCTTCACAAGAATTAATTTTAATTGGTTTCAAAATCTTTGGAGCACAAGCAATTTCTTTACTATCTTTGAAATCACAAACAAACGCATTATTGGGTCAATTGCGTGAAATGAATAGTGGTAATGCACCAATGAACTATGATGATATGCCTACGGAAGAGCCTACTTATCAAGCACCAACACAAGAAGTTTCACAGCCAATTGCACAACCAATAGCACAACCACAAGAGGAAATATCAACTGATGATGATGATTTGATTATTGAGAAAGTAATAGAAACTAAAGAATAATAGATGAAAGAAACAGCACCAAAATCTCAAAGAGAAGCGGGAATGATGGTATTAACGGGTGTTCAAGGAGTTGGTAAAACTTACTTAAATATGCACATTATTGCTGACTATGTAAAAGATAAATTTTACAATAAAGTAAGAGGAAGAAAATGCCTTATCATGGACACAAATGGTGAATATACAAAAGAACAATTTACTAGAAATGATGTTGCTGATTTCTCACCAAAATTAATTGCATTAAAAGATATTCCCGATTGGTCAAAAACAGCGGGTGGAGATTGCAGAAGAATTGATGCTAAAAATGTTGGGTTAAAAGAGAAAAAAGAAATTATTGAATATTGTATTAGATATTTCAGAAATGGAATGTTAGTACTTGAGGATATTAACACTTATATCTTAAATGTAACTCACATGGAAGAAATTGTTGGTGGATTAGTAAATTTAAGACACCGAGCAGTAGATATTTTAATTTCTTATCAATCATTAAGACCCGTTGAGCCAAGAATTTGGCAAAATGCTAGATGGGTGCGTATGCACTACCAAGCAGATAATGTAAATGATATTAAAAATAAGGTTACAAATCCAACTTTATACAAAATAGCACAAAACATTGTTAACAATAGGTATTTCAATGGTGATAAAAGATTCTATGTTTACATACATAACTTTGCAAACAAAATTGAGGGTAAATTCACTAAAAAAGAATTTCTAGATGCGTCAGCCCAATATTTAAAGCTTAACAAACGTGAAATTAAGGAGTATAGAGAAATGAATAGTTGTACTCAAGAGGAAGCAATTAAAGGTCAATCAAGACAATATTTTGACCAATATTATGGAAACAAATAATTAGTATATGAATATTTTAATCTTTATAGCCGTTTGGTTAATGCTTATTTCAATTGCTTTGTATTTAATTACATTAAGAAGTGATAAAACAGAAATATATAGTGATTGGAATAAATTTTTAAATAAACCTAAATCAATTTGGTGGTTTGTTTTTTTAATGTTAATATTTGTAGTTGTACCTACATCAATTCCATTTTCATTATCTCACATTGAAAAAAATAATAATGACAATGAATGATTTTGTTTCAGATTTAATTGCACAAATTTTTAGCTTGAAAAAGATAAAAGAGTGTTTAAAGCTTCGGATGTTTTGGATTAAGGATGGTTTTGCTAAAAAATCAGAGTTTGAAAAAAATGAAATTGAAATTGTTTCACATGAAACATTTTTAAAATTATTGGAGTTGGATAAAAAATTAATTCAAAAGCAAACAGATTTACAAGAATTGTTATCTTTGTAATAAATAAATAAGTATGAATATTTCAATTTGTGTTGTTGCTAAAGGTAATTCTGAATTAGTGAAATTCGCTATAAACAATGCTCTTGAAAAAACATTTCTATTTGCTAACTACTTTTTTAATTGTGATGAAGAAAACTTTGAGTTTTGCAAATCTATTGCTGAAAAAACAGAAGGTGGTATAATTCAGACAAATAATTCTATTTCCCAATGCTATAATGAACTATTACTTAACGATGCAGATTACTTTGTAATTTTGCCTATTAACGCTATTGTAAATGATTTTTGGCTAGAAGATTTAGTGATTACTTATGAAAAAGTTGAAAAAAGTGGAGTTATATCTATACCTACGGGTTTTGAAAAGCTTGAAACAACAACTATTTTGCATAAAACAACACAAGGTTCAGAAGATGTCCTAAAAGTGGTGTACAAAGAGGAAAACAACTTTATTGATGGTATTTTATTTTTTCACAAAACAATTTCAGATGAAGTAGGAAAATTTGACCCTAATTGTCAACAAGCTTTTTTTAAAAATGATTTTAGTTTTAGAGTTGGAATGATGGGCTATCAAAACTTTTATATTAAAAACCAACAAATAATTGAGTTACCATTATCAGATGAAAATATTAATCCAACTAAAACAATTGATGGTATTAATGCTTTCAAACAAGAAATTAAACAAATGTTTAAAAACACCCAATTTATAAAATAAATAATTATGGAAAATGTACCCGAAATAACCCAAAAAGTATCAAAAATTCTTTTAGAGGTTTTAGTTTATGGAACTGAAAAGAACAAATCAAAAGTAAAAGAATTAAATGAAAATTTACAAAAGCAAATTGATAAGCATAGAAAGAGCCGTTCAAGAGTGCGTGTATTTTGGTCAATGAATGATAAAAAATCGCTTGAGGAAACAAAACAATGGTTAATTGATAATGCCAATTGCAAATATTATGTTTTTGCAAACAAGGATAATGATTACAGTATTAGTTCTGACTTTGTAAGTGCAAGCTTGTTAAAAATTAAAAAGCTAGAAGATTCAATTAAATCAATGAATGATGCTGAAATTAAGTTATTGCCTAAAAAGGTTGTATTAGAAGATAAGTTTGACGAATTTGAACCAATGGACTAATGGAAGATTTTAAGCCCTATTTAGATGATTTGAAAGCATCTATTTCCTCACAAACAGAATTGCTTAAATTGTTAGAGGATAGTATTGTTCTTAATGATTCATTGATTAAAATGGTACTAAAAGACCAATTAAAAATACCCATTACATCAAAAGATTTTTTAGAAAATGCTTTATTTATTAATAATTCTAAAATCTCAAAAATTAAGATTACATCAGAAGCAGAAACTTTGAAAAAAGTAATTGCAGAAAAAATGCACTATTTTGAGAAGTTTTCAAAACAATTTGATATTGAGTATAAGGAATGTTTGGAAAATTTTGACAAAGTTATTGAACGGGCAAACAAGTTAGCATATAAGAAACCACAATTAAAGTGGTTATTAAGTAAGCAAACTAAAGAATTGCTAGAAAACAAAGAAGCACATTTATATTTTTACAAAAAAGTTAAAGCATTTTTGAACTAATGGATTTTCCTAAAGTTTTAATTTCTTGTCCAACAGCTGTTGTGAAAAACTATTGCTTTGAAGCGTGGTTAAAAAATGTTATGAATTTTACATACCCTAACTACCAAGTTTATCTTTGTGATAATACAAATGACGAAGGGGTAAATGTAAAATACTATAATGATTATTACAAAGAACATTACGGTGAAGATGGTAAATTTTTAGCGGTTAATTCATTGTTGCTTAATAATGTTAGCAGACCAATGAATATAATTGAAAAAATGGCATTGTCGCATAATGATTGTAGAGATGCAACTCTTGAAAATAATTTTGACTATTTGTTTCATTTGGAATCAGATGTATTTCCCCCAAAAGATGTTGTTGAAAGGTTAATGTTTCACAAAAAAAATGTTGCGGGTGGATTATACCATATTAATAGTGGCATTTATAGGTCGCCAATGATTCAGCTTAATGTTGAAATAACACCAAAACTTATTGGTAGCATCAATTTGGAAACAAATATGGAAAATATTTTTATAGATGGTCAATTGCTTCAAGTAGCCCATGTAGGTTTAGGCTGTGTATTAATTTCCAAAAAAGTATTACAAAAGTTAAAATTTAGAAGTGTTAATGGAGTAAATAACCATCCCGATTCATTTTTTGCAGAAGATTGTTATAGGTACAAAATTCCTATTTGGATTGATTCATCTATTGTTTGCTCACATGATAACCAAGATTGGGGTATTTATGGGCTAGATTTTAAATAATTAAACTATTTATTTTGTACACTATTTGTACACATTTACATTAATAAATTAAGGGTTTCTTTTGAAGCCCTTTTTTTATGCACAAAATATTAAAAAGTTAGGTTAAAATTAGATTTCTAAATTTGTTTTTGATAAATAATAATTAAAACTCAATTTTATGTTTACAAAAGAAAACGGAAAAATGTTTGTAGTAGTTTTAACTGCCGTAATGGTTGGTTTAGCTGTACATCAAAAATTCGTTGCTCCACGTCTTAAATAAGAAGTAGCAATGAATATATAGGAGTTTGCTTTATTTACTCCCAATACAATAGAAGAAATTAGCTGTGCCCATTATGGGTAATTTGTTATTAGTAACTATGTGTGTTAAATTAAAACAGCACAAGAAAATTTAATTAATAATAACAATTTTAAAACTAAAATTATGAACAAGGTAGAAAAAGAACTACATGGTTATATCAGCGGTACTGAAAGAATGAGTGGATTTGATTCTTACGATTCTTACGAAGGTGATATGTCTTATTTTGATGATTCATCTTCATTTGATGGTGATGACTTCTCTTACGCAAGTGGAGGTTCAAATACAATGAATGTATCTGACCCTTATGTAATCCAATATGCTAACACTACAACTGCTAATGTTACTGCTATTTTATTTGGTTACAATGATTATTTCGGTTCAACTAACTATGGTAACCCCGTAGCTGTTGTAATTACTAACTTACAAGGTGGTACTTACGGTCGTTTGATTGCACAATCAAATAACAAATTCTTCAAAATTGGTAAATGGAGATTCCAATCTTCAACATCTACTCAATTGCAACAAACATTGTCTATCAATCACGTTGATGCAAATGGTAAAGTACAAACAGTTCCATTGAACTTGTCTATTATGCGTGATGCTTATCAGCAACAATCAGATATTATTGATGTAACTCGCCCCGTTTCTGTTGATGGTAATACTTTTATTACTTTCACATTAATTGCAAGTGCTACATTAGTAATCTCTATGTTCCCAGTGTCTGTATTAAGTGGATTGGCTGTATTAAACGGAGGTCAAGATTTAAATACTGCTCGTGCTCCACGATTAAGCGGTAAAAATGTTGCTCCCGTAATCATCCAAACTTCTCAAGCGGTTAAAGGAATTACAGGATAAAATTTATTTTTTTCCAACAATATAAGAAGGGCAGAGCAATAATGCTCCGCCCTTTTTTTATATAACATAAAATACCATGGCTTCAAATCAGAACAAAAGAAAAAAACCCGATATTACTTTGATGACCATACTTGCCTATGAATCTACTGATGCTTCCAAACAATTATTGGAAAAATACAATAGACCAAAAGCAAAAGATTACAAAGATTTAGAACTTAAACTTGCCGAGTTGTATTTTGATACAACTGACAAAAAATCTCTTGAGCAAGAAATGGCTGAAATTCATCCACATAAAAATTGGATGTTTAAAACATTACCTCAAGAACCTATAATTGTAGAAAAAGAAGTAATTGTTGAAGTTCCCGTAATTGACACAAAGTCAAACTTTAATGACAATGATTGCCCTCAAGATACGAGTCAATTTAACGGCTCAAAACAAAGCACACTTGACACAATTCAACCATATTTAGGAATTATGGGTGTATTTGCAACAATTGGCTTAACATTTTATTTTCTTTCAAAAAACAACAAATAAGTATGGATGCAATTACTATTCAAGATTCAAAAATTTTAATACCAAACACAGAGCATAAAAACTTTGTTGAAACTAATTCAATAATTCCAAAAGGAACAGAAATTAGTGGTGATGTTAAAGTAATTGATGGATTGAGAAGAGGAGCACCATTTACTTACAGACTTTTTGAAACAAACAACAAAGAATTATTATTTTTAAAAAACATAGAACCTATGAATACAAGAGAAATTACATTAGGAGCAGATGGTCAAACAACACCAACAGTTGTTGATTTATTACCCGCTGAATCATTTAACAGAACTAAAAAAATGGGTCTAGTTATTGGTGCAATTGCGGGATTTGGCTATGCTAAATACAAAAAACACGACATGAAAAAAGTAGCTATGTACATTGGTGTTGGTGCAGTAGCGGGTTATTTAGGTGCATACATTTTTGATTGGTCAAAAAAAGTAGTGGTAACACCATCTAAATAATTAAATTAAAATACAAGAACTATGCAAAACGCAAGAGTTATACAATTAGGGTCTAGTGGTGTTAAAGTTACTAGAAGTTCAGCTTCTTTTGAGGAAGCTTTTGGTGGTTATAATGGCAAAAAAGGAAAACAAAAATTTTCAAACTTTACTCTTACTCAAGCCCAATTAGATGCTTTAGGAGTAGCTTCAACATCTGCAACAGCTAATTTACCCATTGTAACTGATGCCCCAAGAGATTATAAAATTCTTAAAATTTATGGTCAAACCGCAGTAACTATGCAAAAAGTAGGAGGTGGTTCAAAATCATTTCCAACTGATACACCATTAAAAATGGTTAGAAGTTATAAAGTTTTAAATGGAAAACCTATTGAAGTAAAATTAGTATTGATTGAAGATGGTGCAACATACATTGGATTTCCTACTATGACAAAAGATGTTGCAACTAATTTAATGGCAACATCCTTGCCTATAAACCCAATAGCACCAACAACAACGGGAACAACAACGGAAACAACAACGGGAACAACAACGGGAGCAACAACGGGAACAACGGGAAGTGTATATTTAGACACAATTGCAACTTTAACCCCATCTCCAATATCAAGATACACAGATGACAAACCATTGATGCCTTTATTTCAAGGATTTTATAAAGTTGTTAATGATGTTTTTGGACAAAGAGATGGTGCTTTTGCAAGTAAAAAGTTTTTAAAAGATTCAATTTTAGAAGGTTATTTACAAACTTTTGACAACCCAACAACGGGTGGTAAAAGTGGATATTGGGTTGTTCAAGCAGAAGTTCCAACAACTGTTGGAAATGCAAGTACAACAACAGCTTCTCCAAGTAATAACCCATCAAATGTACCCGCTACTAATGTTGCTTCAAGCACAGCATCAAGTGGAACAGCAACGGGAACAGCTACATCGGGTGGTACAGCCACAAGTGTAGGTACATCAAGTGGCACATCTACGGGAACACAAACATCACCTAACCCAAGTGCTACCCCACAAGCAAAATCAAGTGCTACGGGAATGACAATGGTAAAATTTAAGCTTCCTTTATATGCTTTAATACCCGCAGTTACTACAACTTATAATAATACAAATACGGGTGGAGGAACAAACGAAGGTGTAGGAAATTATGACCCAAATCAAGGTGGTGGAACAAACCAAGGTGGTGGAGTTTACACGGGAGGTGGAAATAGTTCAGCTGATTTAGATGCGTTAAACGCACAAATTGAAGCACAACAAATGGCTCAATATCAACAACAAGGAGGAGGTCAACAGCAAAACAATACAAGCCTTGAAGATTTAAACGCACAAGTTGATGCTGAAAATCAAGCACAAATGATGCAACAAGGTTCAAGTGGATATTCACCATCTCAAGATGAGTTAATGGTAGATATAGACACTAATTATGCACCCGATACAGAAATTGAATCATCTTTTGATGGTTACGCAAATTCAAACGCTATGGAAACAATGATAAAAGATTTATGCACTAAAATTGCATGGAACAAAGAAATGGCAGAAATGCTAAAAATGAAAAAAGGTGTTGACAAATCAGAATTAAAAGCTGAATATGTTGCTAAAGTAGATAGAGTAAATGAACTTTTAAGAGAATTAAAAAGTTATGAAACTCCCGCTAATAGAGAATATATCCAAAAAATGCTTAATTATTGTGATATGATGCGACCTAGCAAGAAAAGAACAATGCCAAAACAAATGGTAATTCAAAACACTAACCCAAAAGTTATTAGTTTAGGAAATACTACTCCTTCTGAATTTAAAAATGATTTAGGAAACACAATAATGGAAGATGAAAATAGTTCATTTATGGGTGAAGTAATTGATTATAGTGCGTTTAATGGTAGTTCAACTTCAACAGCTTTAATTGGTGTTGGTATTGGTGCTGTTTTAGGTATTATTGGTATAGTTGTTATTAACAAAATGAAGAAATAATATTATGGAAGATTTCAACACAAAATTTAATAATTGCATGAACAAACAAGATTATGTTTGTGCCCATGAATTGATGTTGAAAGAATTAGGAGGTATTATTACAACCAATAAAAAAGAATTTGTAGATTTGCTTAATTCAAGTGGTATAAAAGCTACAATTGATGAATCAGATATATCTTTAATTGAAAAATTTGTAATTAATATTCCGCTTAACCAACAATTAATGTTAGGCTCTTCTTTATTAATTCAGCTTAAAAACAAAAAAGTTAACTTTGATGGTGTTGATGAAATAGATGATGAATCATTAAAAAATTGTTATAAAACAATGAGAAATTATTACTCTGATGAATCAAAATCTAATTTTATTCCCGCTATTGCGGGTTTATTTAGTGGAGCAACAGATTTGTTGACAGCTAATAAAAGAAAACAAGAAGAAATAGCTAAAGGTGGAATTGATATTTTGCAAAAACAAGCAGACGCAAAACAACAATTAATCAATGCCGTTCTTCAAAAAAAACAAGCTGATGTTGAAGCTAAAAAGGTACAGTCTAAAAATCTTAAAACAGCTTTAATAGTTGGAGGTGGTGTACTTTTAGTTACAATTATTGGTATTGTAATTTATAAAATAAAAAAGAAATAAAATGGAAATAATTACTTCAAACCCAATTGTTTACAAAAACAAAGTACAATTAGACACTAATTTAGGTGAAGATTTAAGCGGGTATATTGAAAATTTGAATTTCATGGAAGGCAGAATATCTGATTTTGATGGAAATGCTGATGAAGACTTATATTACACTTGTGATAATAAAACATATCATAAATTTGATGGGGCAGATTTGTACGTTGGATTTGATGGTGAATATTATAATGCAAAAGGTGAAGGTGTAAAAGGTTTTTTCAAAAAAATTGGACAAGGTTTTAAATTTGTTGGAAAAGGTATTGGACAAGGTGTTAAAAGTGTTGCAACCTTAATTAAAGCTAATAAAGGAGCAAGACAGCTTCGTAGGTCAAATAGACAGTCAAGAAGAAAAGACAGAAGAGGTGATAGAGAAGCTAACCGTCAAGATAGACACTATACAAAAATGATGTCTAAAGCACAAAAAAGAGCTGATGGTAAATATGTTAAAAAAGATGATAAAGGTCAAGATGTTGTAATTCCAAAAGAAAATATTACAACGGGAGCAGATGGTAATCTTTATGACAAAAAAGATATTGACCCAAACAAAACATTTGTTGACACAGATGCTCAAGGTAATAAATCTTTAGTTACAGAATATTTTGAAGATGAAGTTGCAATTGGCAAGGATGAAAGAGGTAATGAAGTTATTTATGCAAAAGAAGATGTAGCATCATCAACTCCCGAAACAGAAAAAGGAATGTCAAAAACAATGAAATTTTCATTAATTGTTGGTGGTTCAGTTCTTTTCATTGGAGCAGTAGCCTTTTTAATTTATAAATCAAGAAAAAACAAATAGTATGACAAAAGCAGAAATTCAAAAAGAAATATCAGACAATGTTAAAAAATTAGAATTATTTAACACACAACTTAATTCTTTAATATCATCTAGAGATGCTTGGTATGTTCAACGTGACCGTTCAGCTTACCACGCCCAACAATGGTCAAATAGAAAAGAACTAGCTTCTAACAAACAAAAAGAAATTGCTGATTTAAAGCAACGACAAGAAGATTTAACAAGCCAATTGTCAATTGCAGAGGAACAAGATTTAAAGGAAAAAAAAGCCAAAGAAGAACGTGATTTAATTGAATCTAAAGCTAAAGCCGAAGCAGAAAAAAAACTAGCAGATAAAGGTTTAACTCCCGAATCCGTTTTAGCAGAGCAACAAGCCAAAGCAAAAGCAGAATCAGATTTAGCAAAAGCAAAGGCAGATGCAGAAACAATTAAAGCAAAAGCAGATTCAGATATAGCAAAACAAAAAGCTGATTATGAATTAGCACAAAGACAAAAAGCAGATAATGAAATGGCTATTAAATTAGCTAAAGAATCACAACCTAAAGGTATGAGTCCAATTTTAAAAATTTCATTAATTGCATTAGGTGTTGCGGGTGTTATGATTGGTGGATTTCTTTTGGTGAAAAAAAAGTAAAGAAATGAGAAAGATTTTAGGTATTTTAGCAATAGTTGGAATTGGTGCAGTTATATACCATCAGTATCAAGAAATGCGTAAAGCCAAAAACAACATTAAATTAAATTAATATGGCACTAAAGAGTTATGTTTTTGTGGAAGATTTTAAGTCGCCCGTTGTTACAGCTACGGGATTGCCACATAATCCACAAAAAATTAGATTAAAAAGATTCCGTAAAGGAGAAATTGTTAGAGGTGAACTTAAACACGCAAATAATAAACCCGCATTTTTGCTAGTAAATGGTGTTTGTGTTGTACCTTTGTATGTAGTTAAAGAGGTAATCACTAAACAGATTGTTTCTAATGCTACGGGCACAGCAGATACAATGCCTAACCCTATGCAAGTACAAAAAGTGGAAACTAATCCAAAAGTAAAATACATTGATTCAATGTTAATTGGTGCAGTTGTAGGTTTAACGGGTGTAATTGTAGCTGAAAAACAAGGTTGGATTGGTGAATCTGATTCAAAATATAAACTGTATGGTGCTTTAGTTGGTGCTATTGCGGGTGCATATTTTGTATTTAGAACAAACAATTCAAATAAACAAAAGATTAAATTAAAACAAGATTAAAATTTATAAATATGGAAATTATAACTTCAAATCCAATTGTCTTTGATGGCATGAAAGAATCTCCAAGAGATATGTTTGTAGGTGCTGATGGCACTTTAGTGGTTGAAACAACTAAAAACCCAATCATTTATGAAGATGGTATGTCAAATGCAGAGGGGAATGGAAACGCAATAGGTAAACCAAAACCACCTCAAACAGCAGAAAACAAAAAAGTTTTTGATAAAGTTAAAAACTTCTTTTATGAATTAGGTCAAACTAAAGTTGGTCAATTTGCTTTACAACAAGCTATGGATAGCTATGAAGCAAAAAACAATCCAAATTGGGTTGCTCCTATAAAACCCGCTGATGTTACAATTGTTGGAGGCTCAACTGATGTTAAAAAACCAATGTCAAAAGGACTAAAAATTGGTTTAATTGTAGGGGCTGTTGCTCTTGTAAGTTTTGTTGGTTACAAAATGTACAAAGCAAAAAAATAATTTAAGATATGTTTGGAGAAAAATATAATTCTGACAACAGAAAGTTTTCTTTATTTATAAAAATCACTTGCACGGGTACTAAAAAATTTCGTATTTGGGCAGAGGAATTACAAAAAAAGAACTCCAAATATGCTGATAGAGTAATTGAGGTTGTAGGTACTAGAACTATTCATTTTTCTTTTCCCGTTTCTCCTAAAACTTTATTTGTTGGTTGCGGTAACATTCAAAACCCACAAGATAAAGATTTTAAAGTTGAATTGAGTGAAGGCAAATTGATGGATTATAATGTTTGGCTAGATGCTGAAACAAAAAATTTCTTAAATTTGTGTATTCCATTCTCACAAGTTTGTGGGTTTGAAAGTGCTTCAAACAATGGAAGATTGTATTCCTCAAAAGACAAAGAGTTTAATATTAAATTCTTTGGTGTAATTAGTGATAGTGGGAAGATTAATAGTACTCCCGCAAGAATTGGGCACACTACGGGTACAATTGAGGTTGCTAAAGCAAAATTTGATGCTTATACCATTCCAATGCGAGTGATTATTCTTTTACATGAATATTCACACAAATTCAGAAACCCGAAAATTGGTTTACAAATTGGCAATGAAATTGGTGCAGACATAAATGCTTTGTATATTTATTTAGGTTTAGGATTTAGTAAAATTGATGCTATTTGTGTTTTTGCAAATGTATTTTTAAAATCTCAAACTAAAAGTAATATGGAACGCATGAGAAAAATCAATGATTACATTGATAAATTTGAGAAAGAGCAGTTTGCTAAAAAGAACTAAATAAAACTAACAAATGAGTTTTTCATTAATAGAAGAATATGAAAACTTTGATGCTCAAATCCGTGATAAATATTATGGAAAAAAGCAGTCAAAACCTAAATCAAATGACGCTACGTTGTTTGATTCTTCTGTTTTTGATTTAGATTTTAGTGGAATTAATGGAACAACCTTTAGACAATCATTTACACAAGTAAATAATTTAATTAAAGCAAAGCCCGTAATGGCAAAGCCCGTTGTGGCAAAACCCATTGAAGCAAATCCTATTGTAGCTAAACCCGTAGTTGGTAGATATACAAGTTTGTTTCAAAGTTCAAATCAATTGTTAACACAAGGCAGAACTTTGCCTAATGCTTCTAATCCAATTGTAGAGCCACAAATAACTTCTTTACCTCCAATGACCCCAACAATATCAAAAGATGGTGTTATTGAAGCTACACAGCAAGTTGTTAAGTCAGTTCAATTACCTCAAGATATGCCATTAATTATAGATGGTGTCAATAAGTTTATTTTAAACACTTCGGGTAGTGCTGATAGTTTAAAAAACATAGGTTATTACAAAGGAGAAAAGTTAAAAGAACTAATTTTAATTTTTGACAATACACAATCAAGAGTTGACTTTGATGTTGAAATTTTTAACCCATCTATGCCTTTAGACTATCTTTATTCAACCTCACAAAGTTTGAATAGTAAAATAGCTGTTGGTGGCGGTAACGTAAGCTATTCAGATGTTTTATTTAACATTTTAGGAAACCCAACATTAGTACCAAATTGCAAATTTGCATTTAGCGGTATCAATGTTAATGAACAAGTTTCACAGCCTATGTTTACGCACAATAAACAGATTACGGCTATGGAAAGAGTTAATCCAATTAACTTAAACCTTGAAATTGATACAGACCAATTTTCAAATGAAATTGTGTTTTTTGATATGTTCAAACAATTAGGAAGACCATTTATTCCCGATGGAATGGATGTTATAAATTATAAAGTATTAGCGGGTAATTCCGTTACAATGTGTTTTTTCTACAAACAAGTTTCTTTGAAAAAAGTGTTTATAGAGGAAGCAAGAAATAGTAAAGTTTTATTATAATGGCATTATTTAGTACTACATATAAAAATCCAAGTAGAATTGTTAGCGGAACACCACAATTGTTCGCTGATGATGTTGTATTGTTATGTAATACAAGTGCAAGTGCTGTTGTTATTAATTTACTAGAAATACCCGCAGATTATTGGAATACTACATGGAAACTATATGTTGTTGATAATTCATCCAATGCGGGAACAAATAACATTACAATTAATGCCCCAAGTGGCTACACAATAAACAATCAATCATCTGTTACAATTAATCAAAATGATGGTGAATGTGTTGTTAGAATTTCAAGCAATACTTCTTTTTTAGCTGAATTTAATTATCAAATAACTTCAAGTGCTTTAGATGTACTTAATGAAGGTGTTTCTATTTCGCCAACAACAACTTCTATGAATTTTGTTGGTGCTTTAGTTAATGCTACGGCAGTTGGAAATGCAGTAACCGTAACCATTAACGGCATAAATTATATTTCTGTTACTTACTCAAGCTTATCTTCACTAATTTCAACTAATGCAGTTCAAATTGGTCAAAATTATCTTATAAGTAATGCAATCTTTTTGATTGATGCAAATGAAACCGTGCCAATTATGGTAAAAGGAATAGCAACTAATGGTGTTTCTTTAGAAGGTAGCGGTATTTTTTTAAATGCAGATTATCAACAAATAGGTAATTATAGTGGTGTAAGTGGTTTTGTTGCTAATATTGGTGTTTGGACAAGTGCTTTAACTCCCGTTGCTAATGATGTTTGTATGTGGAGAAATTACCACTATAAAAATTTAACGGGTGCAAATGGTGTTTTACCACCCGATTCAGACTTTACAAATTGGATTATTTTAGCAAAAAATGTAACAAACGGATATATTCAAGAAATTGATTTTATTCTTTATGATGTATCAACAAATTATATAAAATATAGAGAGGATAAAAGGCTAAACAAAGTTGATAATAATCCTACAACTTATGGTATGACTGATGAAGCTTTTTTCAGTTTTCAATGGGGTAATAATGAAGTACAAAATAACATTGTTAGTGGAGAATCAACTTTTGGAATAAATAACAATTTAGTTATTGGAAACCCATCTTATTTACCAACTATTTTTCAAAATGAAATTATAGATTTATCAGTTGTAGATATTGCAACAAATAGTGGTGTGTTTCAGTATAATAGTTTTAAAAACTCTTCATCAAGTATAACAACTAATTTAGGTTCAATTAAAAACAATAATTTAATTAAATCTACTTTAATTATTGTTAATAATGGAAGTGCTTCTATTGTTCATAACAATACCTTTCTAGCAGAATCACTCCTTACTGTATCGGGTACAGCTTTGAGAAATTTTAAAAACAATCAATTAAATAATTCTCAATTTACATTTGTAACAATGCAAGGTTCAATTGAAAATTTAATTACATTAAACGCAGTTTGGACAATTACTACGGCTGATTCAATTAACGGTACTAGCGTTAACGGAAACAGCACAGCTCTATGGACATTAGATTTTAATGACGCAACAGTTTGGAATAGTGGCACAAATACTTTAACAATTCCTACGGGCTTACAAAAGATTATGGGTGTTTACGTTTTACAAAATACGGGTGGAGCAAGTGTACAGCATATTATAAATTTGTCAACACAATTCCCTACTATTTTTAAAGGTGGAAATCAAAACGTAACCTTTAGAAGTGTGCAAGTAGCAACAGCAACAACTAATGATATTGTTTCAGACCAAGGAAATCATAACTACAATTTAGTTTATAGAATAAATGGAAATGATTATATTACTTTAATTAAAAATGGTACATTTAATGCGGTTCAAGACCATATTATTTATACATAATAAAACAAAAAAATGAATAAACAAGTAGCAACAAAAACATTTAATGACTTACCACAATGGGCTAAAGGAGTAATTGCAGTTGGAGTAATTGGCGGTGCGGGTTATCTTATATACAAATATTTTTTAAAACCTAAATCGGGTACTGAAATTGGTCAAAGTGAGGTTGAAAGTGAAATTTTAACAGCACAAGAGGTTAAAAAATTATCTTATCCTAATTCAGCTTACTATTCAATGGCAGATGCAATTGAAACAGCTTGTAATGATATTGGTACAAATGAACAATTATTGTACACAACTTTTAGAAAGTTAAAAAATGATGCGGATTTTTTAATGCTTAAAAAAGCATTTGGCATTAGAAACTATAATGGAGATATTTTCCCATATATTATAACAAGAGCAAAATGGGGATTAGAAGCAACTTTACAAAATGAATTGAGTAGCACAGAACTTGGCTATATTAATGCAATTTTGAAAAAAGCAAAAATTAAATATAGAGTATAAATTTTAAAAACAACAAAAATGAAAAACACAAATGTTCAACAAGGTGTAAGAATGGTAACTATTGCGGGTTCATCAATTCTTATTTTAGGTGCGGGAATGACTTTATTAACAAGTAAAGATGTAAAGTCAGCAATCATGCCTTTAGTATCAATTTTAGTAGGTATTAGTGCATTTAGATATGCAGTTAATGATAAACCTTTAACTATTAATGCAGTTTCTACGGAAGAATAATTAAATTTGTAACAATTAAAATCAAATATCATGTTAACAACAGCAGTAAACAAAGTAAAAAGCAATCCTATTGCTTCAATTTTAGGGGCGGGTTTAACATTTGTAGCGGTGAAAAAATACACTTCTATAAATCAAACTTGGAAAGTAGTAGCATTAACAGTATTAGGTGGTGTAGCATCAGCTTACTTGGATAATGTTAAATTAAAATAATTTTCAGATGAAAATTGTTGACAATGTAAAAAACAACCCAATAGGAGCAATAGCGGGTGCTATTTTATCTTATTGGGTTGTCAATAAATATCTTGGTATTAACGGGATATTTAAAAAAGTGGCGGTTGTTTCTTTAGGAGCAATAGTTGGTGTTCATGCAGAAAAGATGATTAGAGCAAAAATGTCAACTCCAACCTTAAAAACTATAAAAAGATGAAAGCAGACTTAAAAAAGAAATTAATAATTGGCGGTTCAGTAGCAGTAGTGCTAGGAATTGCCTATGTTATTTATAAAAGAGTAAAAAAAGCAAAATCTGATGCTCAAACACAAATGATGTTAGAAACAGAGCCAATTACTCCCGTAGAGGTAGAACAAGTACCTTCTACTAAAGTAACACGACCAAAAGAATTAGCAGATAATAATTCTGTAATGGCTTTCCAAATTTATGCAAATAAAAATGGTACGCAATTAGCAGAAGATGGTTTGTATGGTAAAAAGACAGCGGGTGCATGGAATTTATTAGGTGCTACTTACATGAAAAAACTAAATGGAATTACAAACGGTAATTTGAAAATTGTTTATTCAAGATTTTATCCTAAAGCTGAATCTTTTGGTAACATTGTTCAAGCGTTTTTTGGAAACAAAATGGTAGCTTCATTTGGTGATGATGGTAAAATTTCTATTATTGACCAAAAAACAATGACAAATTATGCTACGGGAACTTATGCAAATGGTGGTAGAAAAGTAAATATTTCTACGGGTGCAAAATCGGGGCAAACATTTGAAACAACTAATGTTTACACAACTTTAGCTAATATTGTAAAATAATATGACACCTCAAGAAACTTTTATAAAGAAACATAAAAATGAAGTAATTCAAGCTACTTTAGGAACGGGTTTATTCCCTTCTGTAAAGATGGCTCAAATGATTCTTGAAAGTGGATGGGGTAAAGGCTATGCGGTAGAAAAAGCAAACAATTATTTTGGGATTAAAGCTGATTCATCTTGGAAAGGTGATAAAGTGGCTTTGCCAACACCAAAAGATGCAAATAAAGTTAGTTATTTTAGAAAATATTCTTCTGTTCAAGATTCAATCAAAGACCATTCGGATTTTTTAAAAAAACAAGGGAGATATGCAAAAGCGGGTTTGTTCAATGCTAGAAACTATTCAGAGCAAATAGATTCTTTGGTAAAAGGTGGTTATGCAGAATCAAAAGACTATGCAAACACACTTAATTCAATCATTGACAAGTACAAGCTTAAAGATTTAGATAAAGAAGCAAAATTACGAAGTGGTCAAAAAGATAACACAGTTGCAATAATAGTAACCGTTGTAATAGGTGTTGTTTTATACAAAATATTAAACAAAAAATTAAAAACATGGAAATTATAACTAAAAACCCAATTATAGTTGAAAATAAATCTAATGCGGGTGGTGAAGTGATTAATTATGCTTCTCCCGATGCAGAACCATTGTCTTGGGATAGAGCCTATTTTAACGCTGATGGATGTTATGAAGATAAATCTAACTTTTTAGAGGGTCTTAAAAAAGAAATGAAAAAAGCGGGAACTCTTGATGATATGTGGAGAAAAGCAACACAAATGCCAAAATCACAGCAAGAAGCTTTAGCTAAACAAGAAAAAATGTTGCAAGATTCTTTGAAGCCTTCGGCAACAGATGAAGCATTGTTAAAATCATTAGCTACAACAGAGGAGAAAAAAGGACTTTCAATGGGTGCTAAAATTGGTATTGGAGTAGGTGCGGGAGTATTACTGCTTACAATTATAATTTTAGTTGTAAAATCAAGAAAAAAATAAAATTATGGCTTTAACAGAAAGAATATTTACCAAAACAATCACAAACACTACATTTGATGTAGTTGCTTCAATGGGATTCAACGCAATTTCATTGGTATTGGTTAGTGGTGCGGGGTCTTTTACGGGAACATTAAATGTAGGAACACCATCTACGGCTATTGATTTAGTTGTTGGAACACCCGTTACTATTTCAGCAAACGGACAATACCCATTAGATGAATTAACAATTACTGCAAGTGCGGGAGTAGTAAACTTTTTAGGAAGATGTTAAAAACAAAATTAAAATATGCTTTAGGTATTGCAACCATTGGGTTAACAGCTACAACAATAATTTGGGCTAGAAAGCAATACAAAAAGATGCTATCTAATAAAGTAGATATAAATTCTTTTGATATTACTGATTTAAGCTTAAACAAGATTGGTATTGAGGTATTTTTTAATTATTTTAATAATACAGACATAAAGATTACTCTTGTAAGTCAAAAATATGATATTTTCCTTGATAATAAATATGTTGCTTCATTAATAAATGATTCAACAAATGTTATTAAACCAAATACAACAAGTGTAATTGGTGTAAAAGGTGATTTTGATTTAATGAAAATCAGTAAAAACTTAAATATCAATCCTATCAAATTATTTCTTTTACCAAAAAATCAAAGAATTAGAATTGACATGAAATTAAAAGTTAAACTTTTATTTTTCAATGTAACTATTCCTTTTTCTTATGAGGATTCAGTAAAGAATTTAACGGGATTGAAATAATTCAGAAATTTTAGGTATTTTTGATGAAATAAAGGTATTTAAGTTTAAATAATTAAAAAAATAGGTATATGTTTGGAGCACTATTAGGAGGATTGATTGACAAAGAAAAAATTACACATGACACGATTCAAGAAACATTACAATCTGTTTCAGAAGAGTTGAATTGTAAATATAATGAGTTATTCATTATGATTAAACCCGTTAATGAAACTTTTACAATGAAGTTTTACATTTATAAACTTGTAAATGGTGCTCCTAAATTAATTAGAGAGATACCATTATCAGAAGTTTTAGGTGGAGAATAATTAACAAAAATATGGCAGAAGAAATAACATTATTAGAGAAACACATAAAAAAAACAACATTGACATCAAATTTTTTGTCAATGTTTATTGCATTAACAACAGCTTTAAGTGTAGGTTACGGTTTTTATTACAATACTAAAATGACCCTTGAAAATCACACAACTGATATTCAAGAAGTTCAGCAAGAAGTTAAAAAAATTGAAACCAATATGCAAGAAGTAGAGGTTTACAAAGGTGTTTCAGAAGTAGAAGTTAAAGAGTTAAAAGAAAACGTAAATAAAATAGAAAATAATTTATCCTTAATGGATGAGAAATTAGATAAAATTCTATTGAGAGTTAGATAATGGATGTACCAATTAAAAATATTAGAACTTTACTAACAATTTTTGATACAAATAATTATGTGTTGAACACAAGACCCTATGAACTAAATATAGTTGGTGTTCGTTCAAATTCAGTAATTCCTAATTCTTTTGATGATTTAATATATGTTTTTTGGAAAGACGCAAATGGTGATTGGGATGGAAAGTATTTTTCTGTAACAACAGATGCGGGTACTTTTTGGCTTAAATCTCCAATGAATAAATTGGGAACATCACTTTTAAAACAAGGTCAATATAAAGATGCTTACGCAGTTGGTTTACACAAAGGTCAATACAAGGCTTTGGTGCAAGTCAAACCCGTAACAGTTATTCTTGACTATAATAGAGATGCTATTCTTGATTTTAATAATGGAGAATCAAAAACGGGCTTATTTGGAATTAATATCCATCAAGCGGGTACTAGTTCAGAAGAAGTAGGCAAGTGGAGTGCGGGATGTCAAGTATTCCAAACTCAAAAAGATTTTAATGAGTTTATGAAACTTGTTGATAAAGACAGAAATTTATATGGAAATTCCTTTACATATACTCTGATTGACGAAAGAGCATACAATAGAGGTTTTCTGAAAAAAAGTTTATATTTTGTTTTAGGTGCAATTGGTGTTGTAGCTATTTATAGTGGATATAAAACTTATATAGGTAAAAAAATATTTTAAAAAATTAAATATATGAATCAAACATTTGGATTTTCGGGAGGTGGTGGAGGTGGAAGCACCCCAACAACTAGTATTATAGACTTAGATAGCGGAACGGGTTCATCAAGACGAGTTGACAACAACAATTGTGCAAGTGGTGATTATTCTACTGCATTAGGACAATGTAATACAGCAAGTAATATTTCTTCTACAATAAGTGGTGGAGCATTTAACACGGCAAGTGGTGAATGTGCAATGGTTGGTGGTGGAGCATTTAACACAGCAAGTAATTATTTTTCAACAATAGGTGGTGGTTATTTAAACACAGCTAGTGGCATTTCTTCTACAATAAGTGGCGGTCTTCTTAATACAGCTAGTGATTATGGTTCAATAGTAGGTGGAGGTCAATCTAACACAGCAAGTAGTTACTATTCTACAATTAGTGGTGGTTCTACCAATATTGCAAGCGGTTATACCTCAATAGTAGGTGGTGGTTCTTCCAATATTGCAAGTTGTACTTATTCAACCATTAGTGGTGGTCTAAGAAACACAGCAAGTGGTTATGGCTCAATAGTAGGTGGTGGTCTATGTAACATAGCAAGTGGTCTAGGTTCTTTTATTGGTGGAGGAGGTGGTATTTGTCCGCCTTTTAATTTGAATTGTAATACAGCTAACGGGCAGTTAAGTACAATTGGCGGTGGTGCTTCACATTTAGCGGATGGTTATTTATCCACTATTGGTGGAGGATATAAACAAACAGCTAGTGGTAGTTATTCTACTGTAAGTGGAGGTAATCAAAATTCAGCAATTTGTAGTAAATCAACAATTAGTGGAGGTCAAAGCAACACAGCTAGTAATTATTTTGCGTTTATTGGAGGTGGTAGAAATAATACATCTAGCGGTTATGTATCTACTTTAAGTGGTGGAGCATTTAACACATCAAGTAGTAATTATTCAACTATTGGAGGAGGAAGGTGCAACACAGCAAGTGCTTATGCTTCAACAATTGGTGGTGGCAATGCAAACAATTCTAGTAATAGTTTTTCAACAATAGGTGGTGGAAGAAATAATACAGCAAGTAATACTTATTCAACGACAAGTGGAGGTTATTTTAATACTGCAAGTGGTTATGCTTCAAACGTTAGTGGAGGATATGTTAATACAGCTAGTGGCGATAGGTCAACTGTAAGTGGTGGATATAATAACACGGCAAGTGGTAGGTTTTCGGGTATTTTAAGTGGAAGAGATAATACAGCTAGTTGTGATTTTTCAACAATAGGTGGTGGAAGAAATAATACAGCAAGTGGATATTACTCAACAATAAGTGGTGGTTATTTTAATACAATTTGTTTAAATACATATTTTTCAACAATAAGTGGTGGTTGTAATAATATTGTTAGCTGTGGTAGTGCTTCTATTGTCGGTGGAAGACAAAATACAGCTAGTGGTGGTTATTCATTTATTGGTGGTGGTTGTTGTAATAACGCAAGTAATACTTATTCAACGATAAGTGGAGGTCTTGTGAATACAGCAAGTGGTAAATATTCGGGAATTTTAGGTGGAATAAACAATATAGCTTCTTGTGATGACTCTTTTATTGTTGGTTCAAATATAACATCAGATAGAAATGGTACTACATTTGTAAATAACCTCTCAATTAAGAGCATACCAACATCATCAGCGGGTTTACCTAGTGGTGCTGTTTATAGTAATGCGGGAATTTTAACAATAGTATAAATAATTAATAAAATAAAACAATGGCAACAACAGAAAAAACATGGGGTACAATCCACATCTTTGGATTTGGAACAACTCAATTAATAGGAAAAGATTTAAACAAACAAGTTCCTTCAACAGCATTAACAACTTTAAATGCAGTTATTCAAAATGTATATTCATTAAAACCAACTGATGTAGTTGCATCAACTGATTTTCATGCAATTAACTTATTCAATGAAATGAACGCAAGTTGGTTGCCTAAAACAAAAGAAGATAAAGGATTCAGAGTTGACTTTAAAGATTTAAACATAACATTGATTGATGCTTTAATAGTTGAAATTAATGCTTATGTAGAACCTACAAAATAATTTAAAATAAAACAATAATCTTTTTGAGTGCAAAGAGATTATTGTTTATATTTGTATAAATTATTTAACAAAAAATAGGTATATGAATATAATTTTCCAAATTAGTGGAGGTTTAGGCAAATGCGTAATGGCTACTGCCGTTTGTAAAGCAATTAAAACAAAACATCCAAAAGCCAAACTAATTGTAGTTTCAGCTTATCCCGAAGTATTTTTAAATAACAAAGAAGTCCATAGGTCATTTGCCTTTAATGGGCTTTCTTATTTTTATGATGAATATATTGATGGGAAAGATTTCAAGATTTTTGCTAATGACCCATATTTAGAAACAGCACATATTCAACAAAATGAGCATCTAATTAAAACATGGTGTGAAATGTTTGATTTAAAATACAATGGTGAATTACCAAATATTAATCTAACTGATAGAGAAATTCAGTATTTTTCAAATAAATTCCAATCCAACAAGCCTATTTTGTTATTACAAACAAATGGGGGTGCTCAAACAGAGCATAAATATTCATGGGCAAGAGATATTCCTTCCTCAACTGTAATTGAAATTATTAATCACTTTAAAAATGATTATAATATTGTTCATATTAAAAGAGAAGACCAAATTGGATATGCTGATACAACACCCGTTTCTGATACATTCAGAGGTTTGTGCGTGTTGATTCAGCAATCAACAAAAAGATTATTAATTGATTCATTTGCACAGCACGTTGCAAGTGCATTAGAGATGCCCTCAAGTGTGTGTTGGATAGCAAATTCACCAAAAGTTTTTGGCTATGAATTGCATGATAACATTTTGGCTAATAAATTTAATAATTCACCCGAACTGAAAAATTCATATTTATCAAAGTTTAATATTACGGGTGATATTTTGGAGTTTCCTTACAATAGTGAAAATGATGTTTTTGACACAAAATCAATTATTGAATCTTTAAGCAAATAAAATCATGGATAAATTATTTTTTCAATCTTCTCTACCAAGGTCGGGGAGTACGTTGTTACAAAATATTTTGGCACAAAACCCCGATATTTATTCTACACCTACTTCGGGTGTATTAGAATTGGTATATGGAGCAAGAGCAAATTATACAAGTTCTTTAGAGTTTAAGGCTCAAGATAGCCAATTAATGAAAAATGGCTTTTTAGAGTTCTGCAATAAAGGTATAAAAGGCTTTTATGAAGGTATTACAGATAAAAAATATGTAGTTGATAAATCAAGGGGTTGGGGTATTCACTATGATTTTTTAAATGAATTTTCACCAAACCCTAAAATTATTTGCATGGTGCGTAACCTAAAAGATATTTTTGCAAGTATGGAGAAAAACTTTAGAAAAAATCCCGAAAAACATAATCCTATGGTGGATTGGTCAACAATGAGTGGTACATCTATACCAAAAAGAGTTGATGTTTGGGCACAAGGAGTTCCCGTAGGTATGGCTTTGGAAAGATTACAAGAGATTTTCAGATTAGGTAATAATAAACATATTCTTTTTGTAAGGTTTGAGGACTTATGTCTTTATCCCGAAAATACAATGAAAGAAATTTATGACTATTTAGAAATACCTCACTTTGAACATGATTTTGATAACATAGAACAAGTTACAAAAGAAGATGATGAAGTTTATGGAGAGTTTGGCGACCACAATATTAGACAGAAATTAGAAGTAGTTCCTTCTAAAGCCAAAGATATTTTAGGAAAAGAGGTAGTTAATTGGATTTACAATAACTATCCATGGTATAACGAAGCTTTTAGATACAACAAATGATACTAGTTTTATTTGGTCAGCCTAATTCGGGCAAGACAACATTGTGGAAATCAATGCTAAATAATCATACAACTCCTTTTTTTGGGTTTAACACAGAAGTAATTGATGGTGATAAATTCAGAGAATTGTTTAAAAATACTGACTATTCAAAAGAAGGTAGAATTAACAACTTAAATAAAGCTTCTGATATTGCATTTTACATTCGCAATAAGCCAATGTTACAATATTGTTTTTTAGCAATGGTTTATCCTTATAAAGAAGCTAGAGATTATTTAAGAAAATTAGAACCCCACGCAGTTTTTGTTTACCTTGAATATGACAAGGAAAGAGGAAGAGAAAATTATCATGTTGCGGATTTTGAATATCCAACAGATGAAGAATGTTTAAAAATTAACACAGATAAACATACAATAGAAGAAAGCAAACAATTAATACTAGACTATATATGGAAACAAGTTGGAATAAAATAAATCATGCTAAATCATCAATGGCATCAAAACCTAATCAATTTGCCTTGTTTATTGGCAGATGGCAACCTTTACACGATGGACACAAGGAATTGTTCCAACAAGCCTTAAATGAAGGCAAAAACGTATGTATTGCTATTAGAGATGGTGAAGTAAATGAAAATAATCCATTTGCACCATTAGAAGTACAAGCAAATATTTCTGAATTTTACAAAAAAGAAATTAAAAAGGGTAAAATTAAAGTAATTTTAGTTCCCGATATTTGTTCAGTTGAGTTTGGAAGAGGTGTTGGATATGATGTTATAGAACACGTTCCACCAACAAGTGTAGCAACAATTTCAGCTACTAAAATCAGATATGAAATGATTAACAATAAATAAGCATGAAAAAAGATTTTAAGATAATTCAGATTAGGTTTAATGTTAACAGCACAGATGAAACAAATCGTTGGAGGTTAATCATTGATGGTGAGGAAACATTGGTTGCACATATTATTGTTGATGGTCATACTTATACTACAATGGATTGGATTCCCGAAATTAAGGAACACAAATGGCATATTAGTTGTAAGGGTTATTTAGAAATTGTTGATGATACAGCTTATGTTAAAACAGTTACAGAAGAATCAGTTTTTGCAAGGCACATTTTAAAAACTATTTCATACAGAATTTTAGGTACAGCAACAACTTTTATTACAGCTTATTGTTTAGGTGCTTCAATAGAATTGGCATCTTTTATAGGAATTGGAGAGGTAGCTTATAAGCCCGTTATTTATTTCTTGCATGAAAGAATATGGTATAAATATTTAAGAATTAAAAGAAAATAATAAGTTATATTGTCAAAATATAGTTTATTAATCGGAATAATTCCGATTAAAAGTTGTATTTGTGTCCATTATGTAAATTTTTTACAGATATTTTTTATCTTTGCATAGATAAGTAGATTTTACTATACATTAAATTATTATATAATGGACACAATACCATCACAAGTTCCATCTTTCGGGGTTTTTGACAAACTCGGAGATTATGGTGTTCTAGGACTAGTCGTTTTAGCTTTAGGTTATGTTGGGTGGATTCTTTTTAAAAGACACCTTGACAATCAAGATAGAATCAAACAAGAGTTAGAAAACAAGAAAAAACTTAAGAAATAATGTCATTTGGGGTCTTTGACACATTGCACCAATATGGTATTCTTGGTTTAGTTGTTTTGGCTTTAGGATATATTGTATGGATTCTTTTTAACAGAACTCTTAAAAGTGAAGATGACTTGAAGAAAAAAGTTGATGAACTTGAAGGTGAACACAGAGAAGAATTAACTAAAACTATTAAAGATAGTGTAAAAAGTTCTAATTCCTTAAAAGATACCGTTTTAACTTTGTTTGGTCAAGATTCACGGAAAAACAAATAATCATGAAGAAGAAAAAAAGACTAATTTTAGGATTAGGAATTGGATTCATACTAATTGTATGTTTTCAAATTTTTTCTAGTGGTCATAAGCACGTTGTAGTTGTAACAGACAATGTAAATCTTACATCAGCAAACAAATCTTTGACAAAACAGAATAATGGGTTAAAAAAAAGTGTTTCTAGCTTAAAAGCCAAAAACGAAGCCCTTGTTGAGGACAAAGCTAATTTAGAATCAATGGTTTCAGAAGTTATTGGCAGTTTAGATAGTACAAAATCTATTGTTAAAGACATAAAAAAGGAATTGGCAAATGAAAAAAATATTAATGTTAAGCAGTCTAATGGTGAAGTTTTTGATTTTCAGCCAATCAAACTACCCGCTAAAGACAGTAATTAAAGGAGATTCGGTTGTTATTTTATTGAAAAAACAAGCGGATGAGATTAATGATATTTTCCAAAATCAAAAATTAAGCATTACTGACTTAAAAGTTCAAATTAAACTTAAAGATAGTTTATTAAATTTTAAAGATAGTTTGCTTGAGGTTAAAGAAAATAATACTAATTTAATGGGCTTTTATGATTCATTGCAGAAAAGATTGGATTTGTTAGAGCATTTTATTTATGACGCTTCAATCAGAAATACATGGATTTATTATTCATGGGATGATTCTTTGATTTATTCAGTTGATTTAAGTCAATTTTATGTTAGAAAAAATGATTTAACGGGTGATATTCACTTTCATAAAGCAGATGAACCAATTGACCCATATAATGAGAAAGAAAGCCCACATATAGGATGGGTTAGAGATATTTTAAAACCAAAGCGACCAAGAGTAACTCTTGTTCCAATTAAATTATAAAATATGCAAAATATTTTTTTAGATTGTGGAACTCATCTTTGTGAAGGTTTATTGGACTTTTATAATAAAGGAGTTATTAATGATACATTTGAAATTCATACATTTGAAGCTAATCCCGAATGTAACATTAATGAACGCACAAAAGATATTCCATTATCTATAAAATGTCATAATGTTGCTGTATGGGTTGAAGATAGCTTTATTTTTTTCAATCAAGAAAACCATATTGAAAGTCAAAGTGGTTCACCCACAGATGGAAAATCAAATATTGATGGATGGGGTTCATCGGTTCATTTAATAGGCTTTAAACACAAAGGTTATAACACAAAAGTTAAAGTTAAAAGTATAAATTTTAGTAAATTTGTTTCTGACTTGCCTAAAGATTCTAACATAATCTGTAAAATGGATATAGAAGGCTCTGAATTTTTAGTTTTAAGAAAAATGATTGAAGATGGAACAATAAGTAGGTTAAAAGAAATATATATTGAATTTCACGAAAGATTTATGCCTAGTGAATCTATTGAAACAAGACAAAAAATAGTAGAAGATATTAAAAATCAAGGTGTAATAGTACATGAATGGTTTTAATTTAACAGTTTAAATAAATAAATTATGAGAAAATTTTTTAGAGAATTAATTTCAAAAAACAATAATATAGATGAACAAGCCTATGTGGGTGTAGTTTCATTTTACATGATGATTGTTGTATTATTAGTAGATGTTGTAACGGGGATTATGGCAAAAGAACTTATTATTAAAGAATGGATTTTTCAAGGCTTTTTAGGTTTAACAGTTGGTGCATTTTTTATCAATTCAGCTAAATCTATTATGCACTCAAGAAAAGCAAAAAAACAAGATGAAATAGTAGAAGAACCTACTGATACTGAAAATTTAGGTTAATTAAAGAACAAAAATTATGATTCTAAAAAAAGGCGACAACAATGAGATTGTCAAAAAAATTCAAGCAGTTTTAGGAGTTGAACAAGTTGGTAACTTCGGTGAGAAAACAGAAAAAGCAGTCAAGGAATGGCAAACTAAAAATGGTTTAGTTGCTGATGGAATTGTTGGAGATAAAAGTCTAGCAAAAATGGGTATTATTTTAGAGCCAACAACTACAACAGCACCCGCACCAAAAGTAGGTGCTTACAACAAAGATTTAATTGAAAAAGGTGTAAAATCAAAAGGTTATAAATGGTTTGATGATAAAGATATGCTTTTGAACATTGTAGGAGTTAGAAATTCATCTGTTGGTCAAAAAGTTACAAATGCTTTTGATGACAAATTAACGCTTTCTTATAAAGAAAATGGTGTTTGGCAGTACAAAGAATGGACAAACACAACAGATGCGGGTAAAAAGGGTGTTTTAGAATATCACAATGCAAGTGGAGTTGCTCGTTTAGTTGAAGGTCAATACATTGGCTCACACGCATTAGGATTGCACCAAGGTAAATATGAAGCATTAAGACAAGTTAAAGCAGTCAAAGTGTTCCGTGATGCAAATAAAGACATGATGTTTGATGAAAAAACAATTCAAGAAGGTATTTTTGGAATTAATATTCACAAAGCGGGTGTTGATTCAACTTTTGTTGAAAATTGGTCGGAAGGTTGTCAAGTGTT